AGCAGGTCTGCCGACCATCCACTTGATATTTCTGAAGTCGTTGCCGATGCTGTAGCAGCTGCAGACGCTGCCAAAGCAGCTACTGCGTTGGGATGATGAAGAATGTAAAGCTGGGTACCAAACTTACCAGCTTTTGCTACAGCGATACACGCTGCTATGTTGTCTGCCGTAAGTTCTTTGGTTGTTGCACCTAACTTAGTACCACCGTTTAGGTTGGTATAAAGAGCAATTACATCTCCGTCTTTCTTTCTTGCCATACCTTCACCCAGCTGCCTACCTATGATAGACATAACATTAGGTGCAGATTGCCTGACGAGTTTATCAGTCAGAATAACCTTGGCTCCTACCTCAGATGCGGTAAGGTCAACAGTGGTCATTCCAATTTCTTCCTCGTCTACTATGTCCTGACCGTCTACTAGGTCACTCATTGTCATCTGACCAACCTTGGGAACGGTTACCTGCTTTGCCCCCTTGGGCAGTTTGAACTGCTCAATCAGTGCTAAAGCTGGTGCGTTATGCTCCTCTGTATATCGAGCAGCACTAATAATAATCTTTTGGGCGTTTTCTAGATTGCCCGTTGTGGCTGTTTGTGCCATAACTAAACCTCTTAATCTTTTTCTAGTTTATTAACTTAAACCAGCAGCCCTTCGTGCTGCTGCATTCGCCTGAGAAGACCTATCGCCTTGATTGTACTTCTCAAGCCACCTGTCCTCATCGGTAGAAGCAGCCGGTGTACTTTGACTATCGTCAAAAGTCTGCGAAGGAACTAGCTGTGCCCTTAGCCTAGCCAATTCCGCTTTATCGTCCCTTTGGGACTTCATGCTTTTCGCAGCTGCTTCCATGCTCTGAGGGTCAGAGTGTTGTCTTAATTGATTTAAGTCAGATAAATCCAACTCATACTTTTCAGCAAAATGCTCTGCAGCATTTGCCTGTCCTTGCAGGAATTGCACATAGCTATCCTGCTCCTGTTGCATTTTAGTTACCTGATTCTGTTGAGCCATCCAGTTCTGGGATATCTGTGACGCTTGGTCTGGTAGGTATCCAGCCTGTTCAAGCTGTTCCTTATACTGGTTAGCCTGACCCTGTAACTGTTGCATCTGTTGTTGATTTTGATACTGCAGGTTCTGCTGCTGTATCTCATAGTTACGTTGTTCTATCTCCTGCATACGCCTTTGCAAGTCATCGACTGGTGCTTGCTCAGGAACAGGAGGTGGAGGAGTGTCAGAAACAGGAGGTGTTACTACTGATTCTGGTTGAGTAGGTTCCGGTTCGCTTGAACCAGTATCTACAGTAGGTTCTTCTACAGCTGGTGTAGGAGTATCTTCAAAGGTATTAACCCCTGAGAAATCCTCAGTAATATCTGTAGTTGTACCTACACTATTATCTATAGGAGCATCCACTGCTGGCTGCGTATTTTCTGGTGTATCTGCCTGATTAACCATATCTTACCTCTATCTTAGAATTATTTTAGTATACCCTATACTACCTAGTTCTCACAGGGATAGCTTCTGAGGGACGGGGAATAAACCCTGTTGATGTCTTTCCATACAGTTGGTCATGGTACTGTTGACCCCTTAGAGTAACGCCTTGGTGAAAATCTCCATACCAGAAGACTAAAGCCTCATCTAATCCCCCTCCTGCATCTGCATCTGACTTTAACAGGTTCTTTCTTTTTATAGAACGAAGTTCAATTAATGTATTTAGATACGGAATACTATCCTGCATTTGTCTCTGACCACCTCTGTCTGCATTCAAATACTCATCCCATATTTGTTGTAGTTGAGGACTTGGGTTAGAAGTTAATTCGGAAAGATTCTTTCCTGTGTTCCAGTAGGGAGCCAATAGTTCTCTGGCAGAATCGTACGCCTTCTCTGTAGGAGTATCATTAGCTTCCAGTGACCTTAGGAATACCTCAAACAAACCATCCCCTGCAACTTCTGATTTACTCTGTATAGATGCAATGTACTCATTACGTTCACTAAAGAACTCATCCCAGTTAACATCAGTAGGGGAGTCTTCAGTAGGCTCTATCGCATAGTAGCCAGCAAGTAAGAAGTCTACGCCAACACGGGTATCTTGCATCGTACCTGCTGCTGTATATATATCCGCATAATATTTATCTTTAACATTAGGGTCTGCAGACTGGGCAGCGTTTTTGTATATTTTACCTATAGCAATCTGGGCACCTTCATACTTCTTCCACTTATCTGACTTAGCCTCTCTCCACTCTTTAGGTGATAATGCCCCTTTAGTCTTATCCTTGTTACGCCAGTTATCAAGGAAACTGTCATTGTTCTGTTGTTCAGTAAGAAGTTCTCTTCTCACCTTAGACGCAGCAATACCAGCATTCCTAGTATCTTTTTGTGATATCTCAGGGTTCTCACTGAGAGCAGCTTGTTGTCCAGCTTGCCTAAGACCTCCACCCCTCTGTGGGTAGAACGACCTTTCTAATGCAGACCAGAAAGGAACTTCTTTTTCAGGTTCCCTTATTTCTTTTTCAAACTGTCTGTACTCACTCTCAGATAGAGATGCTCTAAACTCAGCCCTCTCTAATCTGTTCATTTCTCTGTAGTCTGCGACCTTCTCTTCCATAGGTCGAGCCTCAACACCCCTCATCTCTTCCATTAACTCTCCGGCAAAGTCAGCCATATTTAAACTCATTGTACCTACCCCACCCAGAATACTTTCGTATAGATGTTCAAGTCGTGACGGACTTCCTATGTACTCTTGCATAAAGTCTGGAAGAATATCCAGTTCATCTACAACTCCAGATGCTGCCCTAATACTCTTAGATGTTTGTCTTGTATACTGCTCTTCCAGAGGTCCTTCCTGTAATTCTTCAGGAACTATTGGACTTTCTCTCCACATGTCATATCCAGTTAACTGCTCAGAAGCTAAAGTAAATATCTCTGGCATTGGCAACTCTGCGATAGGAGAAGTTGACTTGAATACTTCCGTAGCCCACCTTCTCTTGTCATTAGCTACAGCTTCATCTTCATCAGTCTCCTCTGATAAGAAAATAAATGCCTGAAAGATAGAGTTCCACTCACGTAATCTATGTGGAATCAAAAGATACTTAGGCTTAGGTCTATCTGTTGCCGGGTCTAGTACCAGTTCACCACTGTCATCTCTTTCTGGGGGCAACATAAAGATTAGGCTGTTATATCTAACGTACTGAGGTATATCGTAGTAAAGCGGAGTGCCCTGATACGTAAACGATTTGTTCCAGTATTCTTGAATAGCAAGATAAGCTGTTATAACAGCACCTATCCTCATTGCTGCACCCGTAGGACCACCTGAAATAATATCTAAAGTCCTACCTTGAAATGGTCTATCTTTTATTCCTAAGGTTGCATAATGTTTTAATTGTTCTGACGCTGAACCAAATTCCCAATGCGGTCCGTGACGAGTAGGATTTTGTATTGGTCTAGTTACTGGGAATAAATCAATTCCAAGTGCCCTAAAAGGTATTTTTGCTCCTTCAGTAGTAGCTTTAAGAAACAAGAAGTAATCATTAAGTTTCTTAATCTGTGCCCCACCATAACTAAAGTCTAAAGTTGACATAAAACTATTTTCTGCAGCTGCCTGTGACTGAGGCGTATCAACAAATGGACCCATACTTCTTCGGTCAGCATCAGGAATATCAATTACCTTACCTGTAGTCTCATCAATTCTACTTTCAGGTACCCAGTCATCCAACATTGTTTTCATATGTTTTTCTTCTGGAAGATTCTTTATTCTATTAAGTTCTTTCTTTCCTATAGTTTTATGTAAGGTTTTTTCTGCTGCTGCGTATCTTGGGGCAGCTTCTACTACTCCCCCAATCCTAATGGTAGTATCTTTTATTCTATCTAAAACAGACCTACGCAATAATTTATCTAACTGTTTACTAGATGTAACTATTACAGCAGAATTAACTTGGTCAGCATTTATAAGCTCTCTTCTCACATCATTTATAATTCTTGATTCAACATATCCACTCGTTTCACCCCACCCATCCATTGACCTCATCATTTCTACAAACTTGTCCTCTTTGTTCCGAGACACATTATAAAGACCTTCTATAACTTTTCTTCCTGTATACAACGGAGAAACACCAGCTTTTAATTGTGCCGTAAACATATCAATAACCATATTACGAACCCAGAATAATGGGTTATAGGTTGTGTACACAGACCTGAACCAACCATTGGTAGCTGCCAATTTAACATTAAGCTGGCTTGGGCTATCCATAGCCATACCAGTACGACCCATTACATCGTCCCAAATATCTTTATGTATTGGACCTCCATCTGAAGCTGCGAATACTTTTCTTTCCCCATTTTCATAATAAGAAAAATATCCAGAGTCAGGAGCATCAACAGAAGGTTTACCAGCAACAGTCTTACCGTAAAAGTCATCTACGTTTTTTAATCTTTTAGTTCCGTCTTTTAATACAGTTTCAAATTTGTCTGTAACATCTTTTAACTGTCGTGTGTTTTTATATACATCAACAGCAATACGTGTAGATTTATTACGTGCAATACGGGCTTCTCCTCTAGCTACGTGTTGCCACAAGGTTTCCCCAAATACAGACTGTGCCCCCATTTTTATATTAGTGTTTTCTGATAAGGCATATACCCCGTCATCTACCACATTAAATCTTCCACCTAACCTTCTGCCTATATCCATTCCCTTATCTATAAATTCAACATAGTCTATTGGGTTATACCAAGAATAAACTCGTACCCATTCATCATATCTTTCTCTAGTTAAAATACCTTCGTTTAAAAGACGAGTTCTTAATTCAGCATATAAGTCTTTTAAAGATGTAGCTGTAGACTCTAGTACATCTAATTGTTCTGATGTATAACCCTTATTTTTCTGAAGCCATTCTCTACTACCCCAATTTAGCAAATCAGCATCAGACACATCCTTATACACTCCAGTATCTGCGTCCCAAACTTGAGGATTTAATCTTTCTTTTTTCTTTAACGTTTTAAATCTTTCTTTGATTTGTCTCCAGAACATTACCTGTGCATATCTTTCAACATCGTCAAGAACTACGCCCTTTTGTATAGCAGGTTCTGCATGGTTTTTATATAGATTTTGGATTCTGGTAGCTGCCCTAGTGTCTGAAGAATTTATACTTCTATGTAGTATTTCTGCCCTAGAAGGACCAACAGATGTACGGCTGATATCTAACGCAGGGGCAGAATTAACACCTCTTGCATCAAAGCTATCAGCAATTTGTGTTCGTATATTGTAACTAAACCAATCTTTTCTAAAGTTTAATAAAGCATCAGCCCCATTAAACTCAGGGAATCTGTTCCCGATTAGCTTCCTATAGACACTAGCTGTACCTCTGCCAGATAGATTTCTAATACCGACAGCTTTTTTTAATGCACGTTTAAATGGTTCTCTGAGTACGGCATTGTTAATAGCTTCAATAGGGCTGTTGATAACATCTGCAAAGCGTTCTCTGTAACTTTGAACACTCATCTCCTGTAAAGGAATATCAGGAGTTCGTGCTGCTTCTACTGCTAACTGGGTGGGTTCAAACGTGGTCCCTGTGGTTGTGTCGGCTGCTGTGCCTGCCGGGAGTTTCTGGGCATCATGATAACTCCTGTAGTCGGCATATGTGACGATTCCGTCACCCCTATCACCGATAGTCCTAACTCTGCGAGTGCTTCGTTCAGGAGTTTGTCGTATTCCAAGTCCGTCATTTTGTAATTCCTTTAAGAATCTTTTAACGGTATCAATGTGTTTAGTGTAATCATCATTATATACCGTAAGGTTCAACATATCTAACCCTTGTCTATCGGCATGGGTTGCAAACCCACCAAATCCAGACAAGCCTATTTCTTTTTCTAGCTCTACGTATCGGGCACCATATCTCTGAATCTCTGCTTGAGATAACTCTCTAGTAAACCGTACAGAAACAGCTGGTTCCAGTGTTTCCCCAAGCGTTTCAGAATTTACTGTTCTCCCAAAAGTGTTACCTGTGCTTGGTTCAACCGTATGAACTATTACGTTCTTCTGATTAAAGTCAGTATCGGCTATATCAACAACTGTTCTTGTAAAGTCGTCTAGCTGGTCAGCAGGAACAGTAGCACGAATAACAAGACTTGGTTCAACTTCTCCACCAAACAATCCACTATTGGTATCAACTGTTCCTTCAAACCCTGCATCGCTTAGTGTTTTTTGAACCCTGTCTCGTCCAGCAATAGAGAGTTGGTCTATCATATTTTGTGCAGCTTGTATCTCTGGTACACGCAGTGCTGTTTCTAGACTCAAAGGTGTTGGTGGTCTTTCCAGTACACCTTTAGCTTGCTGCCAGTTATAGTAATCATCGTCAGTAAAGAATTCGGTGTATCCCTTGCCACGTTGTTCTGGTAGTACTGCTGCTGATATTCCTACCTGTACATCAACAGGTTCAGGAACCGCTGGTGCTGTTGGAGCTGCTGCAACTACTGGAGGTTCTGGTACCGCTTGTGCTGCTGATGGCTCTACAGGTTTTCTTAATTCATCTAAGAATTGCTGTCTGGAAGTTCCACTTCTAAGACCATCACTCCCCCCTCTGCCAGTAACCGTAGATAGTTCTACTAAGAAATCCTCAAGCATATCATCAAAGGTGCCTTCAAACTCTCCAGAATTTATTTTCCTGTTTACATCCCGTATTACCCTGTTAAAGTTATTGTTGTTTAAAAATCGTCCATCTTCTTCGTATACTTTAAGTACTGCATCCCGAACCTCTGCCATCATTTCAAATGATGTACGTTGTCCATATGCTCCCTGCATCTCAAATGGTAAGTCCCCTATCCCTTCTAAATTTTCACCTCTTTGGTTTCTAGTCATGTTTCTAGCGTTGCGGAAGACTTCTGCTATACGCTGAACACCGAATCCCCTATTCGCAGGATATGCAGAATCAGGAATAGATATTATGTCTTGCCCTAACTGAGATTGATATCCTGTAGTTTTACCTCTAATAACTGGTTGGTTATCAACTGCAGCTACTGATGGTTCAGGAACCGCTTGTACTGGAGTAGGTTGAGGAACTTCTGTACGTCTATTTAAAATATCTTGAAGTATATCTACCTGTTGTTTTCTTCTATCTAAAATTGGTGTAGGGTAGCTGGTGTCAAACTGCTCTGTGAATTGACTTCCATATCTATTCCAAAGTTGTATTTCATCTGTAGACAATTCTTCTTGATTAAGTATTTTTCGCATAATTAAAGGAATATCATCCTTATATGCTGGGGGACCCATCATAATATCTGTCTGGGTCTGTGGGTTTAATCCCGGCTGACCTCCTGCTGCTCTTTCTGCCTCTGCTGCTCTGTTTGCTGATACCAGTATTTCTTCTACTTCGTTATGTAACCTAGTAACTTCAGCAGCAGCAGCCTGTCGTTCTACTCTGGGAACACCCTGTTCCAGAGTTGTAGTAGTAGCTGCTTGTGCTGGAGTAGGTTCTGGCGGTGTTCCATATACTTCTGGGTAGTCACGAACCAGTGCCTCATCTGCTCTCCTGATAGGTCCTTCAGCTGCAGCACCTCCGACATCGGATGTATAAGATGCCAGACGTTGTTCAAGAGGAATCTGTGGCGTAGGCTGTAATGCCCTGAAACCAGCTGCTCCTGCCCTAAATGGTGCAGCAACCGCCCTAGCCAATCCTTGTTCTAGAACTTCTACTGGTTTAAGTGCCATTTCAGTACCACGTATGGTACCCCGTGCTGCTGGAGCCATCCTTCCCAATCTTCCAGCATCTGCTAATGCTGCTCCAGTTCGGACTCCCTGTAACCCTCCTCTAATTATTCTGGCAGGAGGAATTGCAAGGTAGGGAAGTTCTTCTGCTATTCCCCTTGTGTATGGAGGCAGCTTATATAAGTCTTCTCGTATCTCTCTTTGCTGTCTACCTGAAGGAGTAAAATCAGCAAACGGGTCTTGCCTAAACGGTCCTATTCCCCTTGCTCTGGCTTCTTCCATGATGTTCTGCTGTTGCAAGGTATTAGGGGTAACTGGTTGTATAGGCAAGTTTTCTTCTGCTATTGCTTGTGCCCATCCTATAGGAGATGCAGAAGTTAACTGTCTTAATACTCCACCGGGAGATATATTTCCTTCGGGAGTTAGATACTGGTCAAAGTTTCCTACCAGCCTTCCCTGTTGTAACCTGTCTCTTACAAACGGGTCCCACCAAGCGTCTTCTCCACCTTTCGGTACTCCGGGTGCAGTTTCTTCCCATCTAAAAGGCAAAGGTTCTAAAGCACGACTGATAGCCGGGACTGCACCCCTGTGGTGTAGTTCTTCAATACCTTGAAGAGTTTGTTTAATAACGGGTGCCTGAACTACTGCACCTAAAGCTGGTGCTGCGTAGTCACTCCATATCTCTGGTCTATGCCACCATGCGTGAGGCATTAGTAGAATAGGAACCTAGTACTTGGTGCAAACCTCCTGTTTGATACTCCTCTCTGTTGTGGTGTGAGTGCGGAGTATTTATTGGTAAACGGGTTCTTCTCCAAGTAATCTGTAAAAGATTGAAGTTGTGACGGGTCTGTTCCCCCACGCATCTGCCTAGCCTGATTTCCCAGATAATCACTGTAGATATTCTGGTACTGTCCCTGAAAGTAATCTTTCGCCCTCTGTTGCTGAGGTTGGGTACCACGGAACTGGCTACCACCAAGCTCTCCCATGAAAGCCATCTGGGGGTCAGCTTCTAGCATATCTGTATAGAAGCTACTGAAAGCGTTTTTATTACCGTTAGCCATTAATAGTTCCTGTAATCGAAGTCTGGATTAATATTAAGGTTTTGTTGTAACGTATCAGTCCCTAAGTTTTGCCATGACGGTCCACCATTAGCTGGCTGCTGGAATTGTTGTCGCTGTTCCTGAGGCTGGAACGCAGTTCCTACCCAGTCAGCAAATCTTCCTGCACCCTGAGGTCCATACTGTTGCTGCATCAAGTCATACATAGTACCTAGGTTACGATAACTTCTTGCCCCCATACCACTTCCCATTCCCAGTGCAGCTTGCGTAGCAGAAAGAATATCTTTTCTTTCAGGTTCTAAACCAAATACTGAAGTATATCCAGCCCCTAATTGTGATGGGTCGGTACCTGTACCTAATTGACCCAGATAACTACCAAGTCCTCCGTATAGAGAACGTATGTCACCCAAGTCTCTTCGCTGTCCACCTGCAAGATATTGCCCGAACGCCTGTCCTTCACCGGCTTCATCTGCATACTGACCTCTAGGTAATCCGGTTTCTCCTATCTCAGTTCCTCCTAAAAGGAACCTACCGAATGCTGGTTGGTATCCAGCAGATAACGCACGTTGTCCAGCTTCAGAAGCCAGTGTCCCGATAGGGGCACCACCAGCCTGAGCCATTCTATATCTTTGATATTGTTGATAAGGGTCTTGTGCAGCTTGCCATAATGGAGTCCCCATCTGTGCTACATTGGCAAACATATCTGTTGGTGCAGCTGCTGGCATACCTACTGCTGCTGTAGTTGCTGCCGGGATAGCTGTTGCTGCTTGGGATGCTGCTGTACTCCCCGAAATAGGAACACCTTCACCCGGAGCAGCCGTAAGAGTATCTGAAGTAGTTATCTTAGGAACTGTTACATCTGCTGGTGCAGCTGCTGCTGCTGATGGTGCAGAAGCTGGTGCAGCTGCTGGAATATCCCAACTGCCATCAGGTTGCAGTTCATATCCTGCAGCTCTCCACTGTTCAGCTGTCCACGGAACATTTTCGGTAGGTTCGTAGATATTTTGTTCAGCTATTTTCTGGGTTAAACCACCTACTTTATTTACTATGCCACCTTGACCGGGTCCTCCTTCCCATTCCGTATCACCCAGCTGATTACGGGATGTCTGCACTGGTGCTGCAGCTGCCTGCACTGGTGCTGCAGCTGCCTGTACTGGTGCTGCAGCTGCCTGTACTGCTTGAGGTACCTGAGCTGCTGTACCAGCCTGTCCATCTAGACCCATTAACATCATTTCATCGGCTATTGCTGCTTGTTGAGCAGCATTTTGTAATGGGTCTGTAGTAATCTGAGCAACTTGAGCAGCTGCAGGAGATGGGTCTACATCTTCTATTGATGCTGCATAGATGTTAGGTGAACCCGGTATACTACCGGGCGATACCCTTTGATTT